CAACTGTTTTAAAGGTTAACCACGGAGCAGGATCCCATACAGGAATAGGAATAGATATACAATCCGCAAACAGTGGTCACGCTATTAATTTAACCGGAACAGTAGGTGGTAATTATGCAAGATTAACATCAGCATACAATAATGCTCCTGACTTCTTTACTTCAGGTACAATAACAGCTGGTCAAGATGTAATAGCATATTCTGATGCTAAACTAAAAGAAAATATAAAGACTTTAGATGGTTCTAAGGTTTTAAAAATGAGAGGTGTTAGCTTTGATAGAATAGATACTGGCTTACCTAGTTCTGGTGTAATAGCTCAAGAAATACAAGAAGTAGCTCCTGAACTTGTTAACGAAATAGATGGAACTTTAGGTGTTTCTTACGGTAACTTAGTAGGTTACTTAATAGAGGCTGTTAAAGATCAACAAAAACAAATAGACGAACTTAAAAAACTAATTAAGTAATGGCAGTTCCAGGAAGTGGTACATTAAGTTTAGGTGGTTTAGCTGCAGAAAAAGATGTAGATGATTACACGGACGTTGACTACGATGATGTACTAAGTTTAAAAGATTTAACTATTGGTGGCAACGCTAATGGTAATTCTTTTTCAGCTGATATAACAAACGCTTCTAGCGCATCAAAACCAAATAGCTCAGCTCCTTTTGCAATGAGTGAATGGTATAGTTACGATCACGATGCTACAAATGCTGTAGGAGGTGATGGAACAAATTGGCATGGTGCTTCTTATTACGCTTCTGGCTCTATCGGTTCTACCGGCTACAATTCAGCAGCTCTTGGACACACATCTAAAGCAAACGCTTGTGCTGATACAACCACCCAACAAACCTGCTCAGTAATTATGTGGAGAGGTACTTTAGGTAACGGAACTACTATGTACTTTCAATGGGGTAATACATCACTACCTAGTTATGTTGTAGATGGATCTAATTTTTCTTATATGAGATTAGCTTCTACTTGGTCTAATAATACTATAAGTAACGGTACAACGACTAACAACAGCCCTGCTTTTTCCACAGGAAATGATGCAGTTTTTCAAGTTAATTCAAGCGGTGTAGTTTCTGGCTTTGGTTCTTGTACCACTAACAATACACAACTTCCTATTACAACAAGTACATATGGTAAAGCTGCTTTAGCCTGTGGTCAAGCTACAAACGGTACCGCTTATTTTCAAAGTACAAGCCCCGCAGTTAACCAAACTGTATATACTAATGCGGCTAACACAGCAGTATTAGGTGCTGGTAATTGGGGTGTAAATATATTATCTTCAGAAGCTAATAGAAGAATGACAACAAACAGTAGTGGAGTAATAACGTTCTTCGGATCATGTTAATTAAATTAAATCAAATAAATGAAAATAATATTTTGTGTTCCAGGAAATAACTTTAGCAATAACTTTCTTGTTTCTTGGACAAAGTTGATACAGTATTGTAATAAAAATGGTATACAAGCAGAGCTAAGTAATGGCTACACGTCAATAGTACATTTAGCTAGATATGCATGTATGGGAATTCAAGTATACGATACAGCCTGCAAGGTATGTAAAGATCCTTTCCAAGGTAGAGAAACTTACGACTATATAATGTGGATAGATTCTGATATGGTTTTTGAGCCAGAGCACTTTCAAAAATTGCTAGATGCTGAAAAAAGGGTTATAACAGGTTTATATAAGGTCGAACAAAACGGTGAATATGCTTGCTACAAGAGTAACGATAACAAAAGAATAAACAATGAATACCTTAAAGCAAACAGCGGTGTTGTAGAAACATCATTTGCAGGTATGGGTTTTATGTTAATAAAATCAGGTGTTTTTGAAGAAATGAATTTTCCATATTTTACTATACCTTCTCGCGCTGAGTGTGTTTCTGAAACAATATCTTTTTGTCACAACCTGAAAGAAGCAAAAATACAGTTACACGCTCACTTAGATGTTATAGTTGGCCACGAAAAGTCAACAATCATATAATGCACTTAAAAAACACTAAAATAGTGTAATAATATAAACATAGAAAACAACTTAAAATACAAATATGGCATTACAAGGAGAATTAACTTGGAAAGGCTTAACGATTAGCAACGCTTACGTTATGCCGCACTTAATGAATTATCAAGAAGATAACGAACCAACACACACTGTTGTGGCTGAAACATTAAACGAGGATGGCTCTGTTAATGTAGCAGAACACTCTACAGTATCATGGGGAAAAAGAATAAGTGTAAACTACGAAGTAAAGGTTTACAAGGACAAAGCTAATAGAGACGCTAATCCAAATAAATTTTTATACACAAAAACAGGAACTTTTACACCTGTAGTAACAAACTCGGCAAAAAACTTTATCATACAACTGTATGCTAAGTTAAAAGCGTCAGGCTCTGAGTTTTCAAACATGGCGGATATATAAACTTAAATTAAATTAAATTAAATTATGGCAAAAGAAAAATTAGTAGATTTAACTCCAAAGATGGATAAAATCACAGACGACCAATTAACAGAACTACAAGCGTTAGTTGGACAAATAAACCAAGCTCAAATGAGTGTTGGTCAACTTGAAACTCAAAAAGCAGGTATGATGGCTGCTATTGGAGATTATCAAATGAAACTTAACTCTATGCAAAGTTCTCTAGAAACTGAGTATGGTAAAGTTACTATCAATATACAAGACGGATCAATCAAGGAAATCGAACAAGATGCACCTGATACGAAAGATTAGTATAGGTAAAGATTATAAGAATGAAGCTATGCATTACTCCGTGGGCCAAGAGGTCTACGGAGGGCATACTATTTCTGATATAATAGAGGAAGATGATAAGTATAGAATATTTATTAAAAAAAAGGATGAGGTTTTACCTTGGAAAGATTTTAATAAGAACATGGCTATAGCTGTTGAATTCAATCTAGAGTATTAATGAAAAGTGCTAATTACTTTATAGTCAAACCAAAAGAGTCCAGATACACCAACACAAAAAACGTTGATGGTAACGATCTAATACTAAACACAGATAACTACAACCATAAGTTTGTTAGTAAAACAGCTGTTGTTATGTCAATACCAACCACTGTAGAAACTGACATAAAGGTAGGTGATGAAGTTATTGTTCATCATAACGTATTCAGAAGGTGGAAAGATATAAAAGGTATAGAAAAGAATAGTAAGAGTTATTATAAAGATAACATGTACTTTGTCTTGTCTGACCAAATATTTTTATACAAGAATACTAACAAATGGAAAGCTGTAAATTCTTTCTGTTTTGTTAAACCAATTAAATCTAATGATATTTATAGTAATGAAAAAGAGCAACCATTAATAGGTGTTCTTAAATATGCTGATAAAATGCTAACTAGCTTTGGTTTAAAGGCTGGTGATTTAGTTGGACACAAACCAAGCACTGAATACGAGTGTATTGTTGACGGTGAAAGACTTTATAGAATATTTAGCAAATCAATTACAATGAAATATGAATATCAAGGAAACGAAGAAGAGTATAATCCAAGCTGGGCATAAAGCTGTTGAGGAACTTATTAAGGTTGCTAAAGAGGCTATTGTAGATTCAGGTGATGATATAACTGCAGATAGATTAAAGAATGCTGCTGCAACTAAGAAACTAGCTATATTTGATGCGTTTGAGATTCTTAACAGAATCCAAGATGAAGAAGATCAATTAAACAATAAACCTAAAGAGCACGTTGAAGAAACTTCTTTTGGTGGTTTTGCAGAAAGAAGATCTAAATAATGTACAGTCAAGTTCTATATAAGGTTGTTGAACCTATTAAAAAAAATACCATAGCAAGGCTTAATAAGTCTAAAAAATGGAAGTACGGTTATAATAAAGAGCATAACTTAGTTGTTATATCTAAGACTGGTCAAATAGGTGATATATACGAAATACAAAACTTTCACGTAGCTTTACCTAAAGCAAAAGACGTGCACAAGTTTGATAAAGATAAATGGGAGGTAACACCTTATCCTAAAGATCTTAGAAGAATAAAAACAATATTTGATTGGAAGAACTATCCTGATGATTTCAAAAAACAATATATAGATTACATAGAAAATGAATTCAGGAAAAGAGACGAAGGTTTCTGGTATATCAACAAAGGTGTTCCTACTTATATTACTGGTACTCACTATATGTACTTACAATGGAGTAAGATTGATGTTGGGCAACCAGACTTTAGAGAAGCAAATAGATTATTCTATATATTCTGGGAAGCTTGTAAAGCAGATACAAGATGTTACGGAATGTGCTACCTTAAAAACAGAAGATCTGGATTTTCATTCATGGCATCCGGAGAAACAGTTAACCAAGCAACTATATCATCTGATGCAAGATTCGGTATACTATCGAAGTCAGGGCCAGATGCTAAAAAGATGTTTACCGATAAAGTCGTACCAATATCCGTTAACTATCCATTCTTTTTTAAACCCATCCAAGATGGTATGGACCGTCCAAAAACAGAACTTGCTTATAGAGTTCCCGCGAGTAAGCTTACAAGACGGAGTATTGTTAGTACAGACAAACCAGACGAGCTCGAAGGTCTTGATACAACGATAGATTGGAAGAACACAGGAGACAACAGTTATGATGGTGAGAAACTTAAGTTGCTGGTACATGATGAATCAGGAAAGTGGGAAAGACCTAACAATATATTAAACAACTGGAGGGTTACAAAAACAACACTACGATTAGGTAGTAGAGTAATTGGTAAGTGTATGATGGGATCAACCTCAAATGCACTAGACAAAGGTGGTGATAACTTTAAAAGACTATACAATGCGTCAGACGTTACTCAAAGAAACAAAAATGGACAAACAAGTTCAGGACTCTATAGTTTGTTCATTCCTATGGAATGGAATTACGAGGGATTCATTGATTCTTTTGGGATGCCTGTCTTCGACACGCCTGAAACAGAGACTCTTGGACCGTTTGGCGACCCGATCGATATCGGAATCATTGAACACTGGAATAATGAGGCTGAGGGATTAAAGAACGATGGGGATGCTCTAAATGAGTTTTACCGTCAGTTTCCAAGAACAACAGAGCACGCTTTTAGAGACGAGACTAAGAACAGTATATTTAACTTAGCTAAAATATACGAACAAATAGATTACAACGAAGGAAGTGGGGTTGGAAACAGTCTTACTACTGGTAACTTCCAATGGGTTAATGGTATAAAAGATTCAAAAGTAATATTTTACCCAGATGCAAAAGGAAGATTTAAAGTGTCGTGGACACCACCAAGACATTTACAAAATAACATAATAGTAAGAAACGGATTAAAAAAACCTGGTAATGAGCACATGGGTGCTTTTGGTTGTGATAGTTACGATATATCAGGGACTGTAGATGGTAGAGGTTCAAAAGGTGCTTTGCACGGTTTGACTAAGTTTTCAATGGAAAATTGCCCACCAAATAGTTTCTTTTTAGAATATGTAGCTAGACCTCCAACTGCTGATATATTTTTTGAAGACGTTTTAATGGCATTAGTATTTTACGGTATGCCTTTACTAGCAGAGAACAATAAACCAAGGTTGTTATACTATTTAAGAAGAAGAGGTTACAGAGGGTTTTCAATGAACAGGCCTGATAAAGTTTGGAATAAGTTATCTGTAGCAGAAAAAGAGGTAGGTGGAATACCTAATTCAAGTGAAGATATTAAACAAGCTCACGCAGCAGCTATTGAGATGTATATACAAGAACATGTAGGTCATTTACGTGATGGAGATTATGGAGATATGTATTTCCAAGAAACATTACAAGATTGGGCTAAGTTTGATATAAACAATAGAACAAAATTTGATGCTGCTATTAGCTCAGGTTTAGCTATAATGGCTTGTAACAGACATTTATACGCTCCGAACGCAAAGATAGATAAACAAAAACTAAACATTAGCATTGCAAAATATAAAAACAAAGGGATGCATTCAAAATTAATACAATAAATATGGCTAATTCATTTTCAAAAGGTTATTTTCCTAGTCAAGTTGCTAGCGACCAAGAAAAAGTTTCATTAGAATATGGGCTTAAGGTTGCTAAAGCAATTGAAGACGAATGGTTCAAACGTGATAATAGTGGTTATAGATTTTCTAGCCACCAAAATAGTTTTGACAAACTAAGGTTATACGCTAGAGGTGAGCAGTCTATACAGAAATACAAAAACGAATTATCTATAAACGGTGATTTATCATATCTTAACTTAGATTGGACACCAGTTCCTATCATATCTAAATTTGTTGACATAGTTGTTAACGGAATATCAGAAAGAACGTATGACATAAAAGCGTACTCTCAAGATCCTTATGGAGTTAGTAAGAGAACGAAGTATATGGACGGTATAATAAGAGATCTTAAGACTAAAGAACTAAACGAGTTTGCTGAAGAGGCTTTTGGTGTTAATCTATTCACGACATCACCTAGTAAGTTACCAGATTCAGAAGAAGAGTTAGCTTTACATATGCAACTTAGTTACAAACAAGCAGTTGAGTTAGCTGAAGAACAAGCTATTAATACTTTGCTTGATGGTAATAGATATGAGTTAACTAAGAAAAGATTTTACTACGATATAACTGTGTTAGGTATTGGCGCTGTTAAATGTACTTTTGATACATCAAGAGGTGTAGCAGTTGAGTATGTTGATCCAGCTAACCTGGTTTACTCTCACACAGACTCTCCATATTTTGATGATATATACTACGTTGGTGAAGTTAAAACTATACCTATAAACGAATTAGTAAAGCAGTTTCCTAATCTAAAACAAGAAGATTTAGAGGAAATAACTAGCCAATCGTTCCATAAGCATGGATACTACAATAGAAATGGTAGTGGAACAGATGAGCCTGATAAGAATCAAGTTCAGATATTATACTTTAACTACAAAACCTATGCTAATGAGGTTTATAAAGTAAAAGAAACTGCTACTGGAGCAACTAAAGTAATCATCAAAGATGATACTTTTAATCCAGCACAAGATCAAATGTTAGAAGCTAAGTATGGTAAAATGTCTAGATCTATAGAGGTTTTATACGAAGGAGCTTTAATATTAGGTAGTGAGAAACTACTTAAGTGGGAGCTAGCTAAAAATATGATGAGACCTAAAAGTGACTTCACTAAGGTTAAAATGAATTATAGCATCGTTGCTCCTAGAATGTACAAGGGAAAAATTGAATCACTTGTAGGACGTATTACTGGCTTTGCTGACATGATACAGCTTACACATCTAAAACTGCAACAGGTGATGTCTAGAATGGTTCCAGATGGTATCTATTTAGATGCAGATGGACTAGCTGAGATAGATTTAGGTAACGGAACAAATTATAATCCACAAGAAGCGTTAAATATGTTCTTTCAGACGGGATCTATAATAGGTAGGTCTATGACTTCTGATGGAGACATGAACCCAGGTAAAGTTCCAATACAAGAAATATCAAGCGGTAGTGGTGGACAGAAGATGCAAGTGTTAATACAGACTTACAACTATTATCTACAAATGATAAGAGATGTGACAGGTTTAAACGAAGCTAGAGATGCTAGTACTCCAGATGCTAAAGCACTGGTTGGTATACAAAAACTTGCAGCTGCTAATTCAAACACAGCAACTAGACATATACTACAAGCTGGATTATTTCTAACGTCAGAAATGGCAGAGTGTTTATCTCTAAGAATATCAGACATAATAGAATACTCACCAACAAGAGATGCTTTTATTCAGAGCATAGGTACTCACAATGTAGCTACGCTAGATGAAATGAAAGACTTACATCTGTATGATTTCGGTATATTTATAGAGTTGCAACCTGATGACGAAGAAAGAGCTATGTTAGAAAACAACATACAACAAGCTTTACAACAACAACTGATAGAATTAAGTGACGCTATTGATCTTAGGGAGATTAAAAACGTTAAACTAGCCAACCAACTTTTAAAAGTAAAAAGAAAGAAAAAGTTAGAGAGAGATCAAAAAGTACAACAAGAAAATATACAAGCTCAATCACAGGCTAACATACAAGCTCAACAAGCTTCTGCTCAGATGGAGATGCAAAAGAATCAAGCTATGGCTCAAACAACAATACAGATAGAGCAAGCTAAGTCTGAAATGTCAAAAGCTATGTTACAAGCTGAGGCTATGATAAAGAAGCAGTTAATGGATCATGAGTTCCAACTTAACATGCAACTTAAACAAATGGAGTTAAACTCT